ACAAGATGTATCTCAAGACGAAGAACAGATTGATACTCAAGAGAAACTAGAAGATTCCACCTACAAGGTAAAAGTTGCAGGTCAAGAATTAGAAGTTACCCTTGCAGAGTTGAGAAATGGTTACTCAAGAGATGCTGACTATAGACAAAAGACAGAAGAACTTTCTAATCAAAGAAAGAACTTTCAATCTGAGTCTGAAAAGCAAAGACTAAATTACTCTCAAAAACTTAATCAAGTTAATGAATTAATGTCTATGGCTCAACAAGAACTAAACGCAGAAAAAAATTCTGTTGATTTAGAACAAATGTACGAAGATGATCCAACAGAAGCTATGAGGATTGAACATAGGATTAGAAGAAAGCAAGAAAAACTTGATTCTGCCAAAGCCAAAACTCAAGCTGAACAAAAAACACAATTTGATGGTTTTTTACAAGAACAAAAAAGATTACTGGAAACTAAGATGCCAGAATTTACTGATCCTGTAAAAGCATCAGCTTTAAAAGTTACTATGAAAAGCACTTTAAACAATTATGGATTTAACGATTCAGAAGTTGCTCAAGTGTACGATCATAGAATTGTGATGTTGGTTAATGATGCTATGAAATATAGAAGTCTGCAAGATTCAAAACCGAATTTAGCAAAAAAGATTTCTAAACCTGGCAAAGTTTTTTCTTCTGGAGTCAAGCAAGGCAAATATGAAGTTAATTCGAAAGTTAGAAAAGAAAAATTTAGTCGTCTAAAGAAAACTGGCAGTATGAAAGCTGCTCAAGATGTTTTCTTGGACATGATAACTAACAAATAACCTCAACAATAAGGACAAATAACTATGGCAATCGTAGCAAATACATTCCAAACTTATACAGCTATTGGTAACAGAGAAGATTTATCAGATATTATCTATAACATCTCTCCTACTGATACTCCGTTTATGAGTTCAATTGGAAAAGAAAAAGCAACTGGTGTTTTACATGAATGGCAAACTGATGCTCTAAGAGCAGCAGGAGCTAACCAACAAGTAGAGGGTGATGAAATCGCTTTCTCAGCAGTTGTACCTACAGCTAGAATAAATAACAAAACTCAAATATCAAGAGCTACTGTTATTGTTTCTGGAACTCAAGACACAGTAAATAGTGCTGGTAGAAATAACGAACTAGCTTACCAAATCTCAAAAAGTTCAAAAGAACTTAAAAGAGATATGGAGTTTGTTTTAACTGCTAACACTACAAGTGCAACAGGAGCTCCTGCAGGTGGTAATCCAGCAACAGCTAGAAAACTATCTGGTTTAGCATCTTGGATTCAAGCAAATATTAATGCAATTGGTGCAAGTGGTGCAATTGGTGGAACTCCTACTCCTGGAGTAGCTAGAACTGATGGAGCTGCTAGAGCCTTTACTGAAGCACAACTAAAAGATGTTGTTTCAAAAACATGGGTTAATGGTGGAGATCCATCAATGATTATGCTTGGTGCTTTCAACAAACAAAAACTATCAGGATTTACTGGTGGCTCAACTAGAATGTCACAATCAACAGACAAAACACTTGTTTCTGCGATTGACATTTATGAGTCAGACTTTGGATCAATGACAGTTGTACCAAACAGATTCTCAAGAAATAGAGATTGTTTCGTAATACAACCTGATATGTGGGCAGTTGCTTACCTAAGAGATTTCCAACTATTGGAACTTGCTCAAACTGGTGATGCACAGAAAAAAGCTATGTTAGCAGAATACACACTTGTTTCTAAAAATGAAGCAGCAAGTGGTGCTATCTTTGATTTAACAGCAGCTTAATCAATACATTTATAGGAGGGGATTAATTTCCCCTCTTATTATTCAATAAATAATTTTGTTTTCTTTGAAGATTTAAAATCGGAACGAAGCAATACAAAAAAAGGAAAAGACAATGAGAACACTAAACGATTACTTTATAACTTCAGCAATACCTGATGTATCAGCATTATCATCAACTTTTGTTGCTATACCAGATGGTGGAAGAATAATTAAAATTATTACACACAACAAAGCTGCAACTACTGGCACAGCAGCTATCTCTTTTGAAATAGGTGGTGTTGCAGTAACTGGTGGTGCAATTAGCCATACAGCAACTGGATCAGCTAACAGAGTTTTAACTTCTGCACCAACTGCTGCTAACAGAGTTGAAGAAGATGGAGCAATTGAATGTATTACTAATGGTGGTTCATCAAATGCTTCTAAAATGGAAATAACTTTCGTTATCAGAAGATAATTACAAATTTTGTGGGGATCTTGTCTAGCGATACTTCCCCACAAATACTAATCAAATAAATAAAGGAAATAAATTATGCCATACGGAATGGGAACTTACGGATCTAAAAAAGGCAGACCTAAGAAAAAAGGTAAAAAGAAAAAATCAAAATCAAAAAAAAAAGGAAAATAAATTATGAGTTTTAATTATGGTCTAAGACCAGGAACAATACAAAAAATAACAATGGCATCATCTGCTGTATCTATTGCATCATCTGCTTTTGGTTCACAAACTGAATATGTTAGAATTTGTTCAGCATCAGATTTTCATATAATCTTTGGTGGATCTCCAACAGCAACTGCTAATCATATTTTTATACCAGGAGAGCAACCAGAAATTTTTAAAGTTTCTCCAGGTGAAAAAGTAGCTGCACTAGGTGCAAATAATGCTGTTATTTCTATTGTTGAAATGGGTGCGTAGTGGCTAAACAAAATTTTAGTTCTTATACACCAAGAGATAAGCCACCTAAATTAGGTAAGCACAAAAAAAATCTTAACAAATCAGAAAAAAGAAATATGAAACTTACTAGGTATAAAGGTGGTGGTAGATGAGAAAAATTAGTGAAGAAACAGATAAACATATTACAGAAACTTTTTTTGATAATGATAAAGATGGTATTATTCAAAAAAGATCACTTGATATTGGATCAATCTTAGAAACTAATAAAAAGTTATATACTCAAAATGATGGTTATAGTCCTGATAAAGGACTTAAAAGAATAGCATCAATACCAACAATTATACTTGAGGTATGGTGCAAGGAATATCATAAAGATCAAAACAAAGGTAATTGGTTTGAATTACCACAAGAAATTCAAAAGAAAATTTTAAAAGAAAAACTAAACAGTTCTGAATTTAAATATTTTAGAACAGCAGAGGGTAAATTTTAATGGCACTAACTACATACACAGAATTAAAAGCATCACTTGCTAACTGGTTAAACAGATCAGATTTAACAACTGAAATAAGTG